GCCTAGCACTGCCCGCGCTGACGGTCTTCGCCATGGTTCGACTCCACGGAGCGCACGCACCATTCACAACTACAGAGGAGCAGCAATGAGCAAGAAGAACAGCAAGAGCAAGACGGTCATCTTCGCGTTGACGATGCCGAAGACCGAGATCCCGTTCACCCGGCTCGCGACCCCGCTGAAGAAGTTCGGGAAGCTGCGGGAGGACTTCGAGACCCTTGGCCTGCGTGTCGAGATCGTCGACTTCAAGAAGTAGCCCGGCAGTGAGTTAGCCCCGTCCATCTGGTCGGGGCTTTCTCATTTGTTGAAGTCGACCCCGCCCCAGATGCCGTGACGTTCCCGACGCTTCCTCGCGACCTTAAGGCACTGGGTCTTGACTTCGCATTCGCCGCAGATCCGGATCGCCTGGTGGTGCTCGAAGGAGTGCCGGTCGGTCGCGAACCACAGCTCGGGGTCGATGCCGAGGCAGGCCGCATCTTGCACCCACGCTCTATCCACGGCCACGGCCGGCCATGACGAGGAGGACGACACACACGGAGAACTCGATGATCATGAACCAGATCATGAACCCATGCTAGGTTGAAAGGAGTTGACCCGGTGAGATTCCGGCTCTTGCGCCCGATGTGTGCGCCGTCCCTGTCCCCGAGTGATCGGACCAATAATGCTAGAGAATCTGTTATTCGCCGCATCCATGATCATCCCCAACGAACAACCAGTAAGCGCCCAGGCTCGTATCGTTGCGACTGCGGCCCGTATCCCGACCGAGTGGGAACCCTTCAGGGATTGCGTCGTGAACCGTGAGTCGCACGGGAACCCGCGAGCACAGAACCCCGTGTCGAGCGCTCAGGGCAAGTACCAGTTCCTCGATAACTCGTGGCGTCGCGGTGCCGGCTGGAACGTTTACTCGCGGCTCCGTGACGCCGGGATGCCACGAGCACAGGCGAGGCAGATCCTCGCGAAACTGCACGTCACACCGATCAAGCGTTGGCGTGAGGAGTACCAGGACGCCGCGTTCGCGTTCGTCATCCTCATCCCTCGCGGCTGGCGTCATTGGTCCGGTGGTCACGGCTGCGATCGCCTCGTACCGTAGTGTCAATGGCTTGACACCTACCGTGTCAGGGGGACATAATGAAGACATCACAACAGCAACCGGGAGGCACCAAATGATCACCGAAATCCGCAACCGCACCATCGCAGCGAACGACGCCCGACTTGAGGGTCGGATCAGCCGCGAGGATCACGCCGTCATCATTGCCGGCATCGACGCGGAACTGTCCGCCGCTGGCTTCACGTGGGGGGACCTCGCATGAGCTACCGCGTGTATCACCTCACTCGCCTGATCCATTCGGCTGCGAGCCGTGACGAGGCACTCGTGTTTATCGAGGGTCGTGTCCGTAACGGGCAGGATCGCGACGATTACGAGATCCTCGATCAGTCCGACCTGGTCGCATCGTGAACATCTACCAGGCCGCGAGTCAGTACCGCGCTGCGATGCACGTCGCGGACGCATCCCGCGAGAACCTCATCAACACGATGCGGATCTGTAACCAGAACGGCATGAGCATCGTCGAACTCGCGAAGATATCGGGGTTCAGTCGGCCGACGGTCATGAAGTACGTGCAGGAGACCACCACGGCCACTGTGGAGGGTTGACCCGCTAGTCTGGCACATTGATACGCCCCGCAGACTCCGAAGGCTGCGGGGCGTATCTGCGTCTCGGTACGATCACGGGATGACCCTGCGGGACGTAACCCTGACGATCATGTGCGGCCCGCCCGGTGCAGGCAAGTCGTACTGGATCGCGAGGAACCGCACCAGCGAGGAACTGCTGTCGACGGAGATGGTCCGCAGGATGTCGGCGATCGGCCGCCGGTCCAGCCCGAATCAGCTCGCGGGGATCAAGCTCCTCGCCCCCGACCTGCTCCGTCGAGGCCAGTCCGTCATCGTCGATGCTTGCTCGACGAAGGTTCAGGACCGCCGAGACTGGCTGAGCATCGCGAGGTTCGCGTCAGCTCACACAAGGATCGTCATCGTCGACACCGACCTGGCGACCTGCCTTGCCCGGCAGGCCGAGCGTGGAACGGCTGGGGTGCCCGAGGGAATCATTCGTCAGCACGCCGACAGGATGCCGCACGCGATGACACTCATCCCGCTCGAAGGCTGGGAGGACATCATCACGGTCACTGGTCGAGCCGGAGGCTCCCGAACGGGGTCCACGCTGACCAGCCCAAATACTTGACGCCCCAGCGCGGGAACTCACGTGAGCACGCGTCGATCATGCCCTTGCGGACATAGTCGTTGGAGAGGCAGCTGCCGTGCGTGCGCTTCCCGATCGCGATCGCGACATGACCGAACTGCCCGATGTCGTAATAGAGGAGTGATCCGCGTGGAGCGTCGGATGGTTTACCGCCGACGGTCTTCTGCGCTGCGGGGATGGCACGCCACGCGATGATGGCCGATGCTGCCCACGGACCAACACCGTACGCCTGCCGACAATGGCTCTGACAGAGTCCGGTCCAGTCCTGTGTCGGGTCCTTCACCTGATTACGTGACCAGGTGATGACCTCGTTTACGTTCCTAGGCAGATATTTCTTCGCCATTCTCGCCCGCCTCCTCGATGTCGACGAAGTCGCCGCCGTCTTCCGGCTCGACTGGGACCTGCTCCTCGAACATGACGCTCATGGCTTCTCCTTCAGTAGTTGTGCGGTACCTTTGTCGCCGATGCCGGTGGCGACGATCGCGGTGAGCAAGGACATGATGCCAGCGCCGGCCGCGACACTAAGCATCTGCGCCCAGTCGAGTCCGACGATCCCTAGGGCATCCGTCCCCATGAGTGCGAGGAGTGCCTGGGCCATTGTGCGGATGGTGCGTTCCGCTGCGTCTTCCCAGAACTTACGTGTGCGCATCACTGCCCTTTCGTCAGATGATCCCGTACATGCTCATCAAGCCGGGCGTGAACCTTGCCTACACTGTTGATGATCCGTTCGGCCCGCTCGTCTTCGTGCTGCCGCATCTCCTTGATGTCCTGGCGTGTCTCCTGCGCGTCCTTCTCCAGCCTGTTCACGGCATCCCTAAGGCTTGATCCGCCGTTCGGCGTGAACTGCTTACTCATGCTGATCTGCGCCCGGATGATCCACGACAGGCCCGCGAGGAGAGCCACCGCGAGGCCGACGAACGCGAGCGGGTCAGTCGTCATATTCGGTGTCCTCAGCCCAGTCCGCTTCCACGTCGTCCGGCAGCCGCAGGAGCATCATGGCGCTGACTCTGGTGCAGCCGGAGGAACGAAGACATCGAGGACGGGATCGTAGGAGAATCCGAGGCCCGCAAAACAGCCCCGGAACGAACCGGAATAGCTCGTCTGCTTCCAGACACCTTCGAGGGCGAGACAGTCGGGATGCGGCCCGTTAATGAATGCCTGCCCGACTGGCTCGCTGGACGGGAACGTCCCCCCGCCGCAATCACTATTGCTGATCACGATGACCTCGCGGACGATGTTCGCTGAGTCGATCAATGCGAAATGAGCCATTACACAGCCACCCTCACTATTACGATGCCCGATCCGCCAGCTGCATTCGTGCTGCCCGAGCCACCGCCGCCGCCGGTATTTGCTGTTCCAGCGGTTGCGGTGCCTCCACCGTTGCCGCCGCCACCAGAACCGCCGGTCCCGCCCGATCCGGAACCGTAGCCGCCACCGCCGCCGCCTAGGGCGTAATTGCCAGCCACGTAGGCTCCAGATGGTGTCGTGCCGGCAATACTAGTCGTCGTTCCAGCGCCTCCAGCTCCGCCGGTCGTGCTCACCGCATTAGCACCAACGGCACCAGCGCCACCGCCGCCGCCTGATGCGTTGGCGGCCCCGTTACCGCCGTTGTTCCCGATGCCAGCGGTACCGGAGTAGCCCGAATAGCTGCCATAAGAACCGCCGGACCCCGAGCCCCCGAAACTGCTTATGGCCAGTCGGTCTATGGCGCATAACCCACCCACTGAGTAATAGGAGCCAATGCGACTGGGTTGCCCAACGCCTAAGACTGCACCCCCTGCGCCGACAGTAACCGTGAGGGTGCCGACAGGAAGGTATGCGTTCGTGACCTGCAGGACGCCGCCAGCGCCACCGCCGCCGCCCGAGCTACCGCCGCCGCCGCCACCCGAGCAGACGACAATGTCGGCAAATCCGGCGGTCGTGATCGTGAGCGTGCCTGATGCGGTGAACGTCTTGTATGCGTAGCCCGTGTATGTGCCGGTGTTGACATCGGAGTACACGGCTGCACCGATGCCACTAGAAAAAGGGAGGAAACTCCAAGTGTTCGTCGCGGTCTTGATACAGGTCCCGCCAGCGTTCTGCGCGAGCGTGAGGGTCGCACCGTTGATGGTGACGCCTGCGCCTGCCGTGACCGTGACGACACCGGCCCCCAGGTTGATGAGGACGATCTTCGTTCCGACCGCGAACGCGACGGACGAGTTCGGTGGGATCGTCGAGGTGATCGCGCTGGCGTTCGAGTAGGTCACCCCGCCGCCGTTGTCGGCGAGCACGAGGGTGTCCGACGTCCCCGTCACCGTGCGCAACGTCAACGCATTGAACGCCGTGTTCAGGTTCGCAGCCGTGAGTACTGCCCCTGCCGTGAAAGCAACCATGCCTCTCCTTCCCTAGAATCCTAGAATATCGTCATCGAGAACGCCGAAGGTAGCGTTGTCGAGGATGAATGCTGCGAGCGTCTCCGACAACGTGAACGTGACGTCATGCCGATCCGGTAACGCCTGATGACTGATCTTGTCAATTGACACGATCTGCGATATTGCGGAGCCGATCGACGACGGGGTGAACCCGACCGTGACAACGTCGCCGAGTTCGAGGTCGAGGACGCTCGCCTTCTGCCCCGCAGTGATCCCGTCAAGGCTCACGGTGAGCGTGTCGACCCGGTACTGCGGCTGCGCGTACAGGCCGACAAGCCACGACGCCATCGCGGACGCCTCCACCGAACTCGACATGATCGTCGCATAATTCACGTCCATGACACCGTATGCGGCTTGCGCTGCCGTGTCCTCAGCGAGTGCGGTCCCTGCGACGGTCCCGCCAGCGGTGAACGTCACCGAGACGGTGTTCTTCATTTCCTCCGTGCCCCACACCACCGAGATATCGCGGTAGGGGATACCGGTCGGACCGAACGTGACACCCGTCGTGAACGCCTGCAACTGCGCACGGTCGCGGAACGTGAGCGCCCCTCCTCGGCCGATGAACAGCGCCCCAAACTCGCTCGTCTCCACGAGCTGCAAGTAGGAGAGGACGTTCGTGGTCGCTGAGACCTTGTCCGCATCGAGGAGGGATTGCCCCGGCCCGATGTCCCGCTTCACAGTCGACCAGCCCGCCTGATCGAGAACCGCCGTCACTCGAGGGCCGGACAGTTGCGCCGTTGATGTCCCCGCCGTCATCGTCTGCTGGGCGAGGATCGTGAAACCATCGGACGCCGACACTGCGGCGACCGCGTCGAACCCGCCGGCTGGATAGTCGAAGTTCCAGTCCTCCACGAACCCGGAGAATATTTCCTCCCCGTCCTCGTCGATGACGATCTGCTTCCTCGGGAGGATCTGCCCGAAGTACGGACCCGGCCCGTATGTTGGGTCGAAGATGCGCGTCCGGTTGTCGAGGCTGATGTTGCACTGTCCGGCCGTGAACTTCTCCAACGTCCGTGACCGGCCCCTATCGACCTGCACGCTCCGCAGGTACTGCGTCACGTCGATCAACGCGTCCCCGCCGAGGACGTACTGAGTGTTGTCGAGCACGCCCTTATCGACGTCGTCCAACGTAAAGAAGTTGACGCCCGTTGTCAGTGACAGGTCGAAGGCGATCTGGGCGCGGATCGTCATGCTGCCCTGAACACCGGCCCGTTAGCCTGCTCGAACTTCTTCACATACTCGACGATCTGCTGACCGATCGCACGCGGGTCGCCCACGCCTGCGTTCACGTTGATCGTGTACGTGTTCCCACCCATCGCGTTATTCGGCACGACGTTGCCGTTACTGCCCGGCACGAACAATTCCGGCCCCTTCTCACCCACGAGGTACGGCCGGCCAGCCGTTGCGGGTCCACCGACTGCGAGGCCCGGAATGTTTACCATCCCACCACCGGAGAACGACGCCGCAGCGACAGCCGTGCTGGGTGCGATCGTCGCAGCGACAAACGCCGCCGTCGCCGCCTGCGCTCGACGTCGCGCAGCTGCCGCATGGCCATCAGCGA